ATGTGCAGCCATTACCAAACTTTGAAAGACGCCGAATTGCTGCTCAAGAAATTTGGAGTGCGCAAGAAGCCGCCCGCCGTTGGCAAGTACGACATGTGGCCCAGGTATCAGGGTGTGTTCGTGCGCCGGCCTGTCGAGCATGACGCCGGCGACGAAGCCGTGCCGGAGCGGGAAGCGGTCGCCGGCCGCTGGGGCCTTATCAGCGCGATGACGAAGGCCGACGGCCTGGACAAGGCCGGCAAGCTGTCGACGTTCAACGCGCGCAGCGAGACGGCGCCCAAGTCCTTCACCTTCGGGAACGCCTGGCGTCGCGGCCAGCACTGCATCATCCCGGCCGACGCCATCTTCGAACCCGACTGGAGATCGGGCTCCGCCGTGGCCACGCGGTTTACCAGGGCTGACGGCGCGCCGCTTGGTATCGCCGGTCTGTGGGATCGCTGGCGCGACGCCGCCGGCCAGGTGCAGGAGAGCTACACCATGCTGACCATCAACGCGGACGACGATCCCCTATTCCGCGACTACCATCAAGCGGGCAAGGAAAAGCGGATGGTCGTCATCCTGCCGGAAGGCACCTACGGCGACTGGCTAACGGCGCCGGCCGACGCGGCCCGGGATTTCCTGCTGCCCTATCCTGCCGATCGCCTGATCGCGGAACCTATGTCCGATTAGCGCTACCCCAATTTTTGCTGGTAGAGGTCCTGTGCAGCGGCCAATGACGCGCGCATCCCGTAGATCGTGCCGCTGTCTCCGCGGCTAAACCACAGTTCGTACTGCCACATGCCTTCGACGTACACGCGGCAGATCGTCCAGCCGGATGGGCCTTGCCAGTAGTAGTCGCCTTTCTGCATCCACTCCACAGCGTCCGCCATGCTCCGTCCCCACCGGCCTGGAAATAGGGCCGAATTGCGCGAATTCTAGGCCTGTTTATACTGTATGTCCATACAGTATTTTGACAAAAGATCATGCTCTGCACCGTCACCCGCACCCACTACCTCGGCGAGAAGCGCCACGACCGAGACCCAGGTCCGACCATCACCGGGACCGTACGCATGTACTCGATCATGCGCGAAGACATGAAGCGATACATCCGGGTCATGACTATGGACGGCCTACAAAAATTCGGCGCCACCGATAAGGGAGCGATCCCCGACCTACTACAGCCCGAATTGCTCACTTTCTCGTCCGATCGCGGCATGATGGTCTGCGGATTCGAAGAGATCGACGGTCGGCGTTACTACCAAGGGTGGTGGCTGCAGTGGATTGAGCGGTGATTGAGCAATGCAGGCCCTGGCACCCCCGCCCAAAGCGTAACTTCGAAGTCCACGGTCGCAGAAACGTTTCGCAATACAATGCGCCTCGACTAATACCTAGACGAGAGACAACGTGCCTTATCGAAGCGCTTTAACCGCCGTGTTGATCGCAGCAATTCTGGCGGGCTGCGCCGCAAAGAGCAGGACAAAGCGGCCCTCAGACAGCCCGGTTGTGGCGAGCTACAGCGGCCCCGTGTGCTTCCTGCCGTCCCCACTGCCCGCAGATGTCCAGGCTACTTCGATTGGGAAGCTACTGGGGTCCAAGCAATGGTATGGCGGCACCAACGAAGTATTGCAAGTGGCCGCAGACGAAGCGCGCCGCTCGGGCGCCGATGTGGTGGCAAACATAAAAACAGGCCACCGGATGAGTGCATGGGCCTGGGCGCGTCCAGTGGCGAGCGGGGATAGCTACCGATTAGCCGAAGGTGTCACCATTGATTGTGCGAAGCTTGGCGGCACCCTGAGATAACGGCCCGCAATACATGCAAGGTCTGTAGCTCGGCCGCTAAAGGGAATAACACAAAAAGCGTTTCACCTTTAGCGGTCGCACTGCGTCTCCCAAACCTTGTTTACGTCGCGAATCTGCCGGCGCACTGGTGCTGGAGTTGCATCTACCTGCTGGGCCGAATCGAAATAGATGGGCCGAGCATGCTCGCAGAATTCAATGCCGACTTTTGCCGGCGCCCCGCACCCAGTCACGCTTAAGCTCATCAGCAATAGCGTCATCGCCCATGCTGGCCGTTTCTTGCTCCACATCCCGCACCTCCTTGCGGGCGTTCGCCGCCTGCTCATTGATTTGTTCTGCCCGCTCCTTCCGTTCTACTTGGCGCCCGGTAGCCCGCCCCCGATAGAACACGCTGACCAACGCAACCAGCGCCAGGCCAATCAGCAGCAGCCCGCCCTTGACGCGTTCAATCCAAGCCCACATGGCCGCCTCCTGCTACAGCGACGGCTTCCGCGTGCAGGGCTGGCCAGGTCTGAGGGTGCGGCTTCCCCGGGCGCCACGTACGAGCGTAGAGATTCCACCCGCCCTGAACATCGCCGATAGCCGGCAGGCGATTGGCATCCGTCCACAGGAGCAGCCGCGCGAACCCGGCGGCCAGCACGTCGTCCTGTTCCAGCGCGGGATAGACCGCTGCGGCGACCGGATCGACGGCACGCCCGCCGCAAAGCCGATACGCATGGACCCGACTGGCGGGGTGCGTCAATACCCCGCGCACACCCCCGCCTCGCTCAAATTGCCAGAACCCGCGGGCCGGCCCACTGATCTGCCGGCGGTGGACGAAGCGGCTTTCCTGCAAGCCAATCGCCAGCAGCATGACCCTCGCCTCCAGCGTGTCCATCTTGGCCGGCAAGAACGCCAGCGCAGGTCTGATTGCAGTCTCGAAAACAGTCTTCAGATCCACAATCACCCCTCCCCACCAGGTCGCACGCCGAGAATCTTCGCGCGCACCTCGGCCAGCCATTCAAGCAGGCCCTTCTGGCGCATGCTTGCCATCCATCGCATGTACGCCCCCAACACCCACCACGCAGGCAACCCGGCCAGCAGCATGCTCGGCCCCAGCACGTAGAACTTCGCCAGCAGCGCGTCGTCGCTGCCTGCGCCGTGTTGCGCCAGCCAGATCATGGCTTCCATCAGCCCTGGCTTCCAGGCGATGACTGCGCCGGCGAGCGCCGGCCCAAACAAGAACGAGCAGGAAACGGTCGACACCGTGCGGACAGTGAATTCGCGCGCCGATCGCGGCGGCATGATCAGCAAGCCAAGCATGGCCGCCACCGCCGCCGGCACGCCATACGCCATCGCGACCTTCAAGGCGGCGAGGCCTCCCAGCCCCGTGGTACCTGGTTCCATAATTGCACTGCTCCTGTAGACGGTGCGCATGATTGCCCTCCGTATGAACGAAAAAAAGCCCGCCAAGATGTGGCGGGCCTATTGCGAGCCGCTGTCGTTCTATTCGACCTGGCCGGCTTCGATGAACATCGCATTGGCTTGGGCCTCGGATAGGCCAAGGTGTGTGATGGCGTCCAGCGTACTTTCGCTGTCCCGCTGTACCGTGGCCGCCATTTCCCAAGCAAGGCGGCGAGGGTCATCAGACGCCATGGCGGCAAAAAATGCATTTGTCTGACCCAGCAGACCGTGGCGCGCCAGCACCACGCAGCATTGATACTTGGTCACCGATTCGGGCACAGTTACGGGAGCTGGCGCCGTGGGGTCGTGGGAATTCAGCACCGCAAGCACGGCGGCGCGCTGCTGCTCGTTCATGTCGGCACCGAATAGGAACTGCCCGTCAGGCGTCCACGAGAACGGCTTTCCATTCAGGCCCGCTGCGGCCAACTCAAGAGAAAAGCTAGGGCCTATCTTGATCTGCGAGTTCATATCATCGCCGTAGCAACAAGGGTTTGTCGAAAGACGGCCGGCGCTGAAGCTGTGTTCGTAAAGCCGTAGGGCGCCAAAGCATGGGTGCCGTCAGAGGGGGCTACAAACGTGTCCACAACCGAGGATGCCCGCTGCGTGCCGTTCGGTTCCACCGAATACCCCCAATTGCCGTATTCCAACGCTGCGGCGCCAACTCGCACGGACAGATAAATGCCGGTAGAAAGGGTGCTGGACGTGGTGTGGACCTCTCCGGTGGCGGCGAAGTTGATTTCCTCTCCGGCCCAGCAACTGATAATGACCCCACTGGTCAACTGGACGCTGCTGTTGCTCAGCGTCGTCGAAGGTCCGCCGATCTCACGAGCATGGCGCTGCCGGCGGTTGAACCACGACATCACCCGGCGATCCGTGGTCGTGTACATGAAGGTGTTGGTGCTTGTGGTCGAAGCCCAACCGACCAGCGTGTAGTCCGGGTTGCCCGTCAAAATTTCCACGCCGTCTGAGTGGCGGCTATGCGGATTTGTCGCAGCGATCCGAGGCTCCACTACCACACCGCCGGCGCTATCGCTTTTGGCGTAGAAGTAGTAAACAGTGGCGGCCGTTGTGCTCGCCGTGGTGATGCTGGTCCCCGCTGCCGGAATGCGGTACTGCCGTCCATTAATGACCAGGCCGTCGCCGCCAAAGGGGATGAGACAGAGTTCCGTTGGGCTAATGTAGATTAAGCGGCATTGCCCGTGGTCGGCCCGCTGGACCACGTACCTGCCGTTCCGCCACTCCATCCCTCCTTGATTCGGAACGAAAATCGGTCCCACATCCGCATTAGGAATATTGGTCGGAGAGAACACCGGCAGGCCCATTCCCTGGGCAGCCAGCTGGGCGAAGTGCTTAGCGGAGAATTCGCCACCTTCCACAGGCGCACCCGTCTTGGTTGCCCATTCCGCCGCAAGCGCTGCACTGCTCGCGGCTTCCAAAGCCTTTTGGGCTGCCCCGTCAGCCGCAGCCACAGCCTCCGCCGCCTTCTGACCAGCTTGCGAGCGACTATTCGCCGCGTCTTGTGCACTGCCCTCCGCTGCTGCGGAATTTTCACCCGCCGCCTGGGCCGCATCATTGATCTGGCCCTGCAGGAGATTCGCCTCCTGAGCGAAGACCGGTAGCGCGGCCATGAACGCGTCAGCACGCTCGGGAAAGTTCGCCGGGTCACTCCGGCTAGGCGGATTCGGTAATGCTGTGATCGCCATATCAGGTGAGTCCTTCAATTTCTAAGCTGCAATAGGAAACCAGCGGGTAAGCGATTTCCAATGAAAAATCCCGGTAAAAACCGAAAATCGTTAACGGGCCATAGCCCTCCGCGTCCGTGCCAATCCAGACGCACGGCGTGGCGCGAAGACCAGACAGCAGTCGATAGACCGCATTGAAGCGGGCGGCATCGACCCATAGCCGATGCGACATACGGCGAGAGAAGCGCCGGCGCCGGAACGTCGTGACGCCGGTTGCCGAAGTCTCTTTGCGGCTGTAGTCGATGATGCCGGCGCTGCCGCCATACTCCACTTCCCCTACCTCATAGGCACTGCCGCAGATCATGGCGCCGCATGCCGCATCCGCCCCCGGCGCACTGATAGTCACCTCAAGATGCAGGCTTCCATATGCGGGGATATCCGTCAGAACGACTTCGGATAGCGGCATGAACGGCTCGAAGAAGTATTCGAACCAGTTCGAAACAATCGAACCCTCCAGCTGCCGCGAATGCTCGTAGATAATTGGCCCTGCGAGACCGTCCCTGCCCACCACTGCCAGATGCGACCCGCCCAACTCCAGCAGCGCAAGGCTGTTCGTGATCCCTGGCTTTACCACTACCGAAAGTGGGCTGGCCGCGACCGTCTGCGTGCTGACCTCGCTATCGAACATGAGCCATTTGTTGGTCGGCCCCGCCGCCGCCCAATAGAGCGGCGACAGGTCCGGTTGATGGCCTTTGTTCGGCGCCTGGACGCATTCGTAGATGATCGACTCATAGAGGACTTGCGCCCCCAGGGGATAGTCGGTTGCCGAATCGTATGCAGGCAGATCGCTGTCCGGCACGCTCGAATAGATGAGCTGTGCCGGACCTATCACCACGGGTTTGATTACTTTCATTTGCCTTCTACCTGAAGAGGTGCCCCCGCCTCAGTACGGACCACCATCCCGTCCATTTCGAGCCGGTCCAGCTGGCGCGCGGTCTTGCCGGTATTGCTGGCCGTCGCCCGCGCCTCGATGCGCAGGCTGGCAACCTCTGCCCGCAGCGCCTCATTCGACTGGCGCAACGCCCGCAATTCCGCGAGCAGCAACTCTTGATTGCCGCCCCCAGAAAGGATTGCCTGCGTACGTTCTGCGCTGAAGATCCGCGAAGGGCCGGTGACTTCCAACTCCGGCCCGCGCTCGCCGACCAGGCGCAACCCGCCAGCATGGTCGCCCCCCTTCGCAAATGCCGCCACGGCCTTGCCGGCCAACGCATTGACCACTTGGCGCAATCCGTTCACCGTTGCGTCACGGCTGGCGTTGATCGCGTTCGTGATCACCTGCTCACCGCTGAGCGCAGACGTTTCAAGGGCGGCCAGCGTTGCATCGATCTGCGCAAGCAGATCCAGGCTTTCCTTGGCGTAGTCCTTCGGCGCCACGGAATCCAGGCGCCCGGCGACCGCTTCGGCCCGCGCCAGCGCCGTCGCGACGAATGCCTGATAGGCAGCATCGGACGAGAACGAATCCTTCGCCGCCTCAAGCATCGGTTGCATGAGCGCGTTGAGCTTGTCGGCATAGCCGGCCAGCGCTTCCCCGTCCGAACCCATCGCACTGGCGTATGCCTTCGCATAGTCGCCCTGCAGCGAAGCAAACTGATCCTCGGGAGATAGCTGGCTGTAGCGGTAGTCCGAAACCGACTTACGAAGGCCTGCGGCACTGTCCGCCATCAAGCCGGCCAGTGCCTTCTGGGCCTCGTAATAGCGCACGGTTTCCGCGCGCAACTCGCCCAACCGAGAAACCGACTTCGTCGCATCTAGCGCGAACTTCTGCAATGCATCCGCATATGCGGTCTGCTGGCTCTTGGCGTTTGTTGCCGCCTCCGTTGCCGCCGCCTGCGCGCTGGCGGCAGCCGTCACCGACGCCGCATATTCCGCCTGCAAGCGGGCGACGTCTGCCAGCGCTGGTGCGCCGGCCGCTGCCGCCTGAGCTGCCCGCAACGCCGCTTGCGCCTGTTCCCAGGCCGCTTGCGCCGCCGGCATCTGCGATTGCGCCACGCTGCGCGCCGCATCAAGCTCCGACCAGTTCTTCTTTTTGTAGGGGACCGTCTTGGGCGCGTAAATATCCCAGTTCAGCTTATCCAGCAGTGCCTGCGCTTCGGCCGCCCGTTGCTGGGCAGTTGCAAGCCCCGAGGTTGCGCTGTCGTAGCTTCCCTGTACTGCGTTGTATGCATCCTCTCGCTGCTTGCGTTCTGCTACCCGCTGCGCCGCCAACGCATCAGCCGCGCTCAGGCGGCCAGAGGCGGCAATCAGCCCTGCATTGCTCGGCCCCACCGTGTTAACGCTGGCGATTTCCTTCGCGATGGCCTGCGGCGTCATGACCTTGGCATCTATGATTCCGCGCGCCGCGTCACGCACGGCCACCCGCTCGGCATTGATGCCATCCAACAACCCAGCAAAACGGCTTGCCAGATTCTGGAATGCCTGCGCCATCGTCGCGACGAAGGTATCGGTATCAACTGCGGCCAGAGCGGCGCCCAACCCGGAAAAGTCGATGATCGCGCCACCAGCTTGCGCCCGCAGATCCGCGATTTGTTCGCCGAGCAACGCGGACGCCTCCTGACCGGCAGTCATTTCAGCGGAAACGCTGGTCAGATTGCCATTGAACTGGATAAGGCCGGAATCCAGAATCAGGAACAGGCGCGAAATGTACCCAACCGCCGCGGTGGCCCCCGATGCGCTATCCGATACCTCATCAAACGCGAGTGCGGCACCAGACAACGCAGGCAACGATGCCCCGCGCCCCACAAACGGCGCAAACAACGCCGAGGCCGCTTCCTGCACCGCCCTTTCCGATGCTTCTATCGCCGCAGCAAACGCCGGCCCGAGGGAAATCAAAGCGGCATAGGCCGCGCGCCCTGAATCGGTCGTTAGATCCAGCGCCAGAGCAACCTTGTTCAGCTCTTTCATGGTGTTGGGCATATCTACGCCGACCGATCGCAACGCATCGCTGATCGACGCCAGGCTGAACTTGGCGCGCTCCCCTTCGGTGTACGCCACCTCGTAGAATGCTTGGCTGGCATTCGTCAGGCTCTCCAGCCCGCCGAAAGCCGCTGCGACTTTCGTAGCCGTTTCCGCGCCCATCAGGGAAACACTCAACAGGTCATGGCGAAGCAGCTTCAGGGAGGAATTGACTGCTCCCAGGCTGTCGCTCAACCGTGCGAGCGTTTGACCGGCCGACTCGCCCTCGGCGGCCAGCCGCTCGATGTCGGGAATCAGCGCCCGAACCATGTTCTCGCCGACGTTTGCCAGCATCGTATCGATGAGCTTCTGATTCTCTTCGGCGTCCTTCGTCAGCGTGACCTTGATGCGCTCGCTGTAGGTATCCAGCGTCTTGGACGACACCCCGATGGAGTCCGCCAGGGCGCCAACGCCCATCTTCATCAACTCGAAGGATGCGGTCATGGAATCCATGAATTCGCTGTCCAGCGAACCGTATTGCACCCCCTTCTTATTGCTGCGAAACACCCCGCCCTTTTGAGTCCAGGGCGTTTCGTTGTGGCCCATGAAGCCGAGCGTGCCGAACTCGCCAGCAATCGACGTATCGCCGTACTTCTTCGGCTGCATGCCGAACAGCCTCGCAATGGTGGATGAGCCGGACAGCATCGACGCCCATTCGCCCTTGACGCCCACCGCCCGAAGAATCTTGTCCGTCCACAGCGACGGCCCGGTGATCGGGTTGTACTTGGCAATCGGCGCCATCGTCCCATTGCCCGCATCCCACCCCTGCTTGTAGAGCGAACGAGAAGCCATCATGCCGGCAGCAATCCAGCCCACCACCGGGATTGCACCGGCGGCCATCGAACCGGCGCTGGCCGCCGCGCTTCCAGCCGTCGTCGGTCCAGCCAAGCCCGCGGCCAGCGTAGCACCCTGCCCCGTCATGCCCAATGCAAATTGCGTGGCCGCCGTTGATCCAATAGCGCTGCCGATGGCGGAAACGCCAGAAGCCAGGGACGCAGTGATCCCGCCCGTCAGAGCGCCATATGCGGTCTTGGCGACGCCCAGCACGTTCATGAGACCCAGCCCCCCAAAAGAACCGCTTTGGCCCGCCGCCCCGGCCAGAGACGCTGCGCCACCGGCCGCAGACGACGCGCCACCCATGATCCCTGCAAGATTGGCGACCATGTTCACAACAATGGGCTGTGCAAACATTTTGTACAGTTGGTCCGCAACCGTGGTCTTGAACGTCGTGGTCAGCGATTTGGTGAACGACTTCCAGCCCTCCTTACCGTTGTTCAGCATGTCGGCAAAGCCGATCCGGAACACGTCGCCGTACTTGTCCACGCTGCGCTCCCAGTCACGGGCTGCGTCGTCCGCGATCTTCTTCTGGGCGTCCTTCACGTCCTTGGCTTTGATCGCGGCAGAAAGCCGCTCCCGGGCCTCGATTTCCTGTTCGATGAGTTCAACTTCGCGCTCTGACCCTTCGAACCCAGCCACCGTTGCCTTGCGGTCATACAAGCGCGCGATAGTCAGACCCTCCAGCGCCGCCTTGCTCAGCCCGTATGTGGCAACCTGATCTTCGATTGCGGCGGCCTCCAGGCTGATTTTTCCGACGCCTTCTTCCAGTTGCTGCATGTATTTCGCGCGCGACTCCAGAAACGCTGCCGTTTCCTTGTTGGTGCGCGCCAGGGCGCCTGCCTCTGCGGCAAGCGCCTGCGTGCGCTCCAGGCCGGCGCGCGCCGCTCCCTTCAAGTTGCCCTGAAGCAGTTCGCCGATTTCCGCTGCGCGCCGCTCATGTTCGTTGAGTTTGCTGGTTTGCAGACCACGTTCGGCCAGCTCCACAGCCAGCGCCTTTTCCTCCGCAATGCGCGCCCGCAGCCTGGCCGCTTCGTTCTCCGTCGCACTCGGCCCCTTGCCCGCCCCCTTGTCTTCAAACCGCTTCTCGATATCGGCCAAGGCCGCCTGGTGCGCGGCGAACACCTTGCGATACTCTTCGGTCCCCGCGGCAAGACCTGCAATCGCCTTGCGATACGCATTCGATTCGGCCTCGATCGCCTTTGCGCGCTGCTGCGGTTTCGTGCTCCGGTTGGGGTCATCGACATACTCGGCCCGACTACGCGCGGCAGCCAGATCCTCGACAGCCTTCTTTTCGGCTTGTGCCGCAGCAACGGCGGCCGCAGATTTCGCCAGCATTGCGCCCAATTCGGCCTGAGCGCCGTCAAGGCCGCTAAATTCCTTCGCCGAGACCGTGGCGCCGCCCTGTTGCGCCAGCCTGATGTTTTCCTGTCGCTGCCGCACCTCGCGTTCCATCTTCGCGATGGCATCCTCGGCGGTAGAGGGACGGCCAATGTCCAGCATGGCATCCCATGCCCCCTTGGCTGCACCCTGCACGCCGGCCCATGCACGCTCCAGCGTGCCCAGATTGTTCGTAATCTTTGGGGCGCGGTCGTTCAGCGCATCCGCGTAGGCCTTCTGCGCCACGGCCGCCGCTTCGCTTGATCGCCCTTGCAGATCCAAGGCGCGAATTTGCTCATAAGTGCTGGCCGTCAGGTAGTTCATGCCTTCGTTCAGCTTGAGCGATGCCTCCAGTGGGGCCTTACCCAAATCTTCGAACGCCTTGGCCGTATCGGTCACGGCCGTGCCGGTCGCCTTCTCCCAGCGAATCGCCGCAGCGGTAAACGCCTCCAGATTCTGCGCGCCCACTTTCGCTGTGCCGGCGAAGACGTTCAGCGCCGCCGCCGCTTGGCCCTGCGTTCCCACCGTGGAGCCGATCCGCTCAGACATTAGCTGCAATTGACCCGCGGTCACGCCCGCAGCATTGCCCGTCTTGATGAGCGTCTGGACGTATGCCGAGGTTTCCTGTGACCCCTTGTAGTAGGCGATGCCCAGGCCCGCGACGGCGCCGGCTGCCAGCGTCATGGGGCTGATGAGCCCACGGATATAGGTGCCCATCGCCCGTGCAGCGGGTCCGATCCCACCAAACATATCCTTAAGCTGCCCGCCCTGCTGGAGCATCACCGTCATCGGCCGCTGCCCGCCCTGAAGCGACGTGATGATATCGGTGAACTGCGCCGGCACGCCGCGCATTGCCGCCGCCGTAGCCTTCGCCGACATGCCCAACTGCTGCATCGCCGGTGCCGTTGCAGATATGGCCACCTTGGCCTGAGTCTGCTTTGCCGTGACCGCGTTCAACTGGTCCAGGTAGGGCTTGAGCTGGTTCGTGTCAATGCCGCGCTGCTTGGCGATTTCCTGAAAGTAGGCCGCCGTGCCACGCGCGCCCGCCTCGGTCACAGCGATTTGGCGTTCAATTTGCCCAATCAGGCTCTGCGTGGAGCGCTCAATCTTCTTGGTGGCCTGGCTGCTGCTGTCGGCCGCCTTGTTGAGGCTGGTAGACGCACCGCGCCCCAGGCTGTCCAGCGACTTCTTCGCCTTGCCAGTTTCCTGCGCAACGTCCGCCATCGCGGCCGTCAGGCCGGACGTGTCACCTGTGACGGCTACGACTCCTTCCGCAATAACTTTCGACATGGTCAGCCCAAAAAAAATGCCCGCGCTTGGCGGGCTACTTGCGGTTTATTTCTTCCAGTGCGGAAAACTCAAGGACGCGCACCTGTTCTTCCACTTCTTCGTACTGCCCTGGCGTGAGGTCCATGCGGTCCATCTTGTGGAACAGAGCGCAGTAGTCCAATCCTGTCGCACCTGCCATACCGATGCGCCATTGCGAACGCAACGCGAAGAACAGCAGGAACGCAGCTTCGTTCTCCGGCCAGATTTCGACTGGGTCGCCGGCCACGTCGTCCGGGGTAAGGCCGAATGCCGCCAACTCGCGCGGATCGGGTGCCTTCTCGTAGAGTGCGGCCCCCAGCGTCTTTAGTTTCCCAGGCGGGCCTTGCTGAGTTCGTCGATGTAGGCGCCCAGTACGGCACGCGCCGAACCGACATAGCCCTGGACCAGGCGTTCGATGTTGTCCTGGTCAAAGGCATCATCCAGTTCCCAGCCGCACGCGATGTCCAGCAAGAGCAGGACGTCATCGGTGCGTTCTGCCAGACCTTCGGCGAACTGCTTGAATTCTTCCTTGGTGCGATGTTTGAACGTGAATTCCACTTCTTCAAAGCCCGCACCAGGGACGGGCAACGGCACCTTCTTCTTGAACGTGGGGGCCGGATTGAGGGTGAATTTCGTCTTTGCCATGATGTGATGCACTCCGAGAGGGTGTTTGGTTTGCGATGCCGCCCCAAAAGGGCGGCAGGATCGCGGTTGACTTATGCGGCGGCGTAGCGCACTGGGCGCGACAGCAGCGAGAACGTGGCCTGCACGCCCATCACTTCGCCCTTGGTCATGGTCGGGGTCTCGTTAAACGACACGTAGCCGTTGTAGAGAATCATCGAACCGTTCGGGAACGTGATGCGCAGGGCGCGCACTTCACGGGTTTCCGCAGCGGCTTGCAGCGCCTTGTAGCCGGCCAGCGTCGGATCGTCGGCAATGGTCAGCGCCAGCGACTGCGCACTGGCCTGGGTCGGGATCTGGGCTTCGAAGTCGTTTTCGAGGAAGCTGTACGTGGCGAACTGCATTTCGCCGCCGGACGTGCTGGTTTCCAGGATCTGCGTGATCTGCGTGAACGCCGTGATTTCCCGCACGGAGCCGGCGCCGGTGCCAGCAGGGAACTGCACCAGGGAAGAGGTGTTCATGCCTTCCAGGGAGAAGGCTCCGGCGGCAGCATCGGCAACGCGCACGATGCGCTCGTTGATCTTCTGCCAGCCGGATTTCACTTCGATAAGCGCGCCGTTGGCGATACCGTGGGCAGCGCTGGTCGCAACGGCCGGATTGCCGTTCGTCAGGGCGGTGATGTTCTTCGCGGCGCCGTAAGCGGTCGCCAGCGAGATAATCACGCCATTGGGGAGGGATACAGACATTGTGGGCTTCCTATCTCGGGACGAAAAAAAACCCGCACGAGGCGGGTTGTGTGGTGTTGCCCCAGAAAGGGGCGGTTTCGGCCCAGCGGGCCATCAAAAGGGATTACGGCGGCTCAATAATCGGGCTGTCGATTTCCAGCGCAACGCTGGTGACAGCGATATCGGTTGCGCCCCCGATACCCAACATTCGGCTAGAGGCACGGGCAGTGAAATAGTGATGTCCGATACCCGGAACCGTGACGCGAAAACTGAAGCTGGTTTCGGAATCCAGCGCTGCGCGCAGCAAGACCTGACCGGGATCGACCAGGCGGTACAACTCCAGCGGTAGCGAGGCGGCTGCCTGGGCGACACGTCGCTGAAAAGGAACTGCAGCACCGATGGGATGAAACGGAGCGGTCTGATAGGACTTTCCCAGGCTGCTAAGCACCCGAACGCCACGGACGGGCGTATATGCCAATGCGTCGAACGCCGCGCGCGTCAACGCGGGCGGAAGAACGGCGCTGACTCCGACCGTGGACCCAGTGGATACGTGAGGTGTCGTCATAGGGTGTTGTGCCAGATCATGAAATCCTGGGTGGCGCCCTTGAACCCGGTGACAGGATCCGTGACGGAAACCGGCCCACCCTCGGGCCGGGCAAACGTCGGCGCCCGGCACAGGATCGCCCTGGTAGCCGCAATCAAATCCGACGCATTCATGCGGGTTTTCGCCCAGACATTGATTTGGACGCGAGCGCCCTGCTTGTCCGCCGTTTCCCCGTCCACAAACACGACATCGCGCCCCCCGACCTGTTGGTACGTCATGAACGGCAAGGGCGTGTCGCCGGCGGCGGTGTCGGGAAATACGCGGCCCTCCACAAGAGGGGCAAGGGCGGCAACAATCATCGGCTCAAGCATTCAGAATCTCCCCGAGCTTTTCTGCCATTCGGCGCCTGCCAGCCTCAACCGCAGCGCCTAGCTTCGCATCGACCGAGACCCGCAGGTACGGCTGCGCCGGCTCGAAGACAGGCGTTTTCAGCGGCTTGTCTTTGAGGGTGACGTATGAACCGTCAGGCAGTTTCAGCACAGCGTATTTACGCCAATGGCCATGCTCGACCAGCCACCAGTGCGGAGCTTTTCTCTTGTTCACGCCGACTAAGTAGGTCTTTCTGTCGGGACCAGAATCGGATTCATCGAACCAGCGATAGATAGCCGCTTGGAGCTTTCCCATGTGGAATGGAACTCGCGCCCGCATTTCATCGTATAGAACGACTGCCATCGCGTGCGCCGCTGGGCGAACCGCTTCGTCCTGCACCTGCTTCACGAACGCGGCGGCCTGGCCGGCAATATCGCCCTCAAAAGAGAATGTGACCGAGCGGGCGCTGTGCTTTCGAGCTTGCTTCACGTTCAGACCTCCTTCGGAGATAGCAAACGGCACACCAAATCCACGTGCTCGCGTCTCATCTCATCCGGCAAAACCGCCTCGACAACGTAATAATCGGAACCGTGCTGTACGCGCATTCCCGCCGTCACATCACGCCGAAACCTGAGTCGGACACTGGCCTTCACTATTGCAAGCTCAGCACCAGCCTTTATGGCTGACATGCCGGAGGTGTTCCGAATCGATGCCCTCGTTACCGCTACTTGACCCCATTCGCCAATCAGCTCGTTGGCGGCATCACGCTGAACTTCTCGGGTCAACAGTACAACCCTTCTGTTTAACAGCCCTGCTCTCATGGCATCATTTCCCGTCGATCAGCGCGCAGTAGTTCCGGGATGCCCTGCGGCAGTCTGATTGCACTCACCCCAACCACCACTTCTTCGCGGTTTGCAAACAGGTTGCCCAGCGTCAGGCGAACCGCCGCATCGACGCGAGGGGTGGCCACCATACCGAACAGAACTCGCTGAAAGCCGATCTTGGCCTCCTCCAACCGCGCCTCGGCCAAGTCGACCGCCATCTTGCGCGACGCCGGCTTGCTGAAATCACCCGCCGCTGCCATCGCTGCGTCGTAGGCATCTTGCGCCTCGCCCGCCGCAACCGGCAGCGCATCCTGCGCCGCGATTAGCTCAGCCGCGGTTGCGAAGAAAGCACGATTCAGATGCCCCGCGACGGCACTTTCCGCAGCGGCGAGCAGCTTTTCGAGCAACGCGGCGTCCGCCGGATCAGCGCTGCATTGGGCTATGCACTCATCAGGCGTCAATAGAGGCATAGTCAGTCCTTCTTGCCTTCGGCCAGGGCGGCAGAGAGTTTTTCCAGGCCCCACCGCTTGTCGTACTTGATTTCAGCCGCGTCCAACTTGTCGAACAGTTCCTGCTTTTCGTTAGCGTCGGTGGAGTCATCCGCCAACGCGCCCAGCTCGCGCGCTGCGGCCAGCAGCTCGTCCGGGCATTCCTCCCCGGCCTCGAAGGCCGACGGGTAGATATCACCCACCTTGACGCCGCGAATGGCTTTAATCAGCTTCATGTGTTTTCGCCTGTGAAAGACAGGGGCCGAAGCCCCCGCCACTTGGTTACGCTGCGACCTTCAGGGCGCGCAAGCATTCGGGGTTCTGCACACCGCCGCCAACGCGCTTCGTCGTGTAGAACAGCACGTAGGGCTTCTTGGTGTACGGGTCACGCAACACCCGCACGCCCATGCGGTCGATGATGAGATAGCCGCGCTTGTAGTCGCCGAACAGCATCGGGATGGAATTGGCGGCCACGTCGGGCATGTTCTCGTCCTCGGCAATGCCGTAGCCCTGCAACGTGGCCGGCTGGCCGGCTTGCGCGGACGGCTGCCAGAGGTAATTGCCTTGGCCGTCCTTGAGCTTTCGCAGCTTGGCGATGGTCAGGTTATTGGTCAGAAAGCGGGAGTTCTGGCGGTATTTTTTGGGAAGCCCGTAGATCAGATCCAGCACGGCGTCCGAGCTGATGTCGGCTGCGGCACCGCTGTTGATGACCTTGATTGCGCCGAAGGGGTGCTTGGCCGCATTGGTGCCACCTTCGACATAGGTAAGAATGCCGGCAGGCTTCTTGACGCCATCACCACTGATGAATGCGATGCCTTCCTGCTCCGCAAATTCCGCCTGAACCTCGCCCGCCAGCCAGGCGTCCAGATTAATTTCGGAATCATCAAGAATCTGTTGGGTTGCGGCCGGGTTGGCGTAAATCTCGCCATGGCCGAAGCCAAGGGCCTTAAGGTTCGGCGTGGCGGTCTCCGGACGTTGATCAGTCTCACCCACCCAGCCGGAACCCGTGCCGCCCATATTGAACAGCTTTGTCCAGCCAGCCTTGCTGGTCGGCTGGACCTGGGCCAGCTCCCGCATGGGCGACTCTTCGCGCAGCATGTCGGTAATGGTCCGATCCCATTCAACCGGCGTAAGGAAGCCGCCCTCTTCAGCGGCCCCCTTATTGAGCGCCGCTTGCATATCGCCCTTGCGCATGTGTGCGTTGAAGGAGTCGGTGTAGTCCTTGTCGCGCACGGCCACCGACCCCGGCCCGCTTTGAGCGGCAGCGATCTTGGTGTGGGCATCGTCGGACTCTCGCTGAAGGCGTTCAAGATCGGCATTGATCTTCGCCAACACCGCTTCTTGGTCCGATCCCGAGCGGCCGGCCTTGATTTCTTCAATCTGTTTGGTGTGCTCGGCCTTGAACTGTGCGAAGGCCGTCTGGATACCGTCAATCAGTGCTTTGACTTCGGCACCGGACGGCGCTGCCTCGGCGTATGCGGCCATGAGGCCGCGATGGACGATGCTCCGGGAAATGTGTGCTTGCTTCATAGTTTTCCTCTCAGAAACGACAACGCCGCCTCTAGGGCGGCGTCAATGTTGGTTGCGAATGGTCAGGAGCGAAGAGTGCTCAGTAGGGAATGCAAAGATGCAGCAACTTCATGGCCAGCGCTCGGCGTGGCCGGAGGATCGACAGCGCGCGGCGTGTCATTGGAAAACAGTGCTTTGAACGCATCGCGCCGCGCGGAACGCGAATAGCCCGACTTAGCCATCGCGGCTTCAATCAAGGCCATGGGCTTGCGCGATGTGGCGGCCTGCGCAGACGTGGTGATGTCCGAGCTGCGCAGGAGGCCGGTCGCAAACCCGTCGTCTACAGCGCGCTGCGCACCGATCCAAGTTTCTTGATCCATAAGCTTGGCGGCCTCACGCTCATCGATACCGGCCTGCGCCGCGTACAAGCTTGCCATGGCGGCGTCAAAGGGTGCCAGGACTGCGGCCGTCTCCGTCATATCGTGACGATTGCCGACTGCCACCGCCCATGCGTTGTGGATCATCAGGAATGATCCGTCGCCCATCAGAATTTCATCTCCCGCCATCGCGATAACTGAAGCCGCAGACGCTGCTACGCCCAGGACACGGACCGTAACCTTCGCCTTATGCTCACGCAGCAGGTTGTAGATGGCCATGCCCTCGAAAAAGTCCCCGCCTGGCGAGTTGATGTTGACGGTTATGTCCTTGGCGCCGATGTTCCGCAGGGCCGCGCTGATGCGCTTGGCAGTAACGCCCGTCCCTTCCCAGTTTTCTCCGATCGCGTCGTAGATCGAGATGCTTTTGTCGGGGTCGTCCACTGCTGCGCACACCGCCGGCTCCCAACGATCCACGGCGTCAGGCCGCAGATCAAAGCCAGCCTTGGCTAGCCGATGATCAGCGCGGATTTCAGGTAGTTGCTTTAGGCTCATTGTTCGATTTCATCCCAGAAGGGTTTCCAAGCGAATTGAATTTCGGGTCTGCATCGGCGGGGTATTCGGCAAGATCACGGATTTCATTGGCCGAGTGCCATGGCTGATGACCGCCTGCTCCCAATGCCTTCGCGAAGTAATCGGCTTGATCCTTGAGCGTGCCACGCATCAACGCGCGCTCATTGAATTTGAAGTACATGGTTTCGCGCTCACGGTCTGTCAAGAGCGACCGCGCAAGCGCCTGTTCCCATGCAACGAATCGCGGGGCCAGCGTGTACTGGACGAAGAAGATCGCCAGCTGCTCAATGCCAGAACCCCAACTGGTGTCATCCATCATCAGGAGTGGCCGGGGTACGCCGTACAGCCGCGCCACCTCTTCAATCTGGTGATTGCGGGTTTCGTTCTGCTGCGCATCATGTGCCGTGGAGCTAAAGCGATTGGCCTTGGCCCCCTCTTCCGCGATCATCCATTTATTGGCGTTTTCCGCCCCGCTGTATTCGTCGCTTAGCGACTCCTTCATGCGGCGGTATGCGGTATCAGAGAGGGCGTTTGGAACTTCGATAGCGCCCCCGGCCATCACCCCTGTCTTAAACACGTTTGCTGCGGCCCTCTGCGCATACGCAGCCAGCTCAAAGACCTGGCTCGATAATTGACGCTTGGATAGGCCGAGCACGCCATCAAGGGACAAATCCCGCACATGCAGAATCTCGTCTTGATCCAGTGTGAGAATGCCACCGCTTTCGGTCGTGCAGCGGTACTGCATCCGCCACCCGTCTGCCAGTTTCCCCTGAACGCGCCCCTTCTCAAACGGAATCAGATGGATTGGTCGCCCGCCTGCCCGGATGATTCTTGCGTAGGCATTGCCCTCAGTTTCGAGCAGCAGTTGCATCTGGCTCTTGAATTCCATGGGCGTTTGCCACGGGTTCGGCTTGAAGCGCAGAAGCTTGTAGGCGGCATGATCTTTAGCCGCACGTTTGTCTGCCCCAGCGTGGTAAAGGTTCGTGGGCAGCATGCCCAAGCCATTCCCAACCAATGACAGACAACGCAATGCGGCAGTGTTCCGCAGCATTGCGCTTGCCTCGCCTCGCTGGCCGTTCCTGATGAACTCCAGGAATGTCGGATCGTCAAGACCAGTGAACGTGAGTCCAGGCGCGCTGGCGTGCGGGCGTGACTGGGCCTCCGGCACCCCACGCCGGAAAAGCTTGTCCAAGAATTTCATTGTGTCTTGCCCTATAGGAAGCGCATTCCCCGGCTTTCGTATACGGACTTGCCGCTAGCCGAAGGATTCAGAGCCATCAAATGGCTGGCGTCGAAGAGCGCCATAAGCGGATCAATCTTTGCGGTTCCGCTTGCTTGCTTGGTGATGAGGATCGAGTTTGCGCGCTGTTCGATCCGTGCGTTGCTCACGGACCATGCCATCATAGGTCTACCGGCATGCGCGAAAGTCCCTTCCGCAAGCTTGCGCTCGACCGTTTTAATCGTTCCGCCCATGCGCCAGCCTTGCGATACCCCGACAAGGAGTTCTTCGGGAATTTCCGCTTCCGCAAAAGCCTCGGCAAAAGTGATTCCACTCGGGTCCGCTCCCACGCCTTCCTTTTCCGGAAAAAGCCCGGCGTCGTAAATGCGTCTGATGATCTGGGCGAGCTCCGTGACGTCGTCGCCAATCTTGTTGACGATGACCAGATCTCCCTCCTGCTCAAAATCACGAAGACGCGGGGCAATTTCCCTGCGGCGTTCCAATACTGATGGATGCGCCCATGCGCGCGCCCAGTGCAACCACCGGCCGGTCCCGATCTCTCTACCGATCAGGCCAAGGCCCAGCAAGTCATCCAGTCCGCCGCCGTCAATGCCTCCCGTGACTACTTCCACGCGGCGCATGAAGTCGCCCAACAGGCGTAGCCCCTTGTCGGCCTGCGCCTGCCAGTGGTCCGCCCCCGCCCATCGATCTGACCGTAGGTTCAGGCCGATTTCAACGTTAAGGTGCTTTGCCAGAAACTGCTGGAATGCGCCGTCTGTCCTGGCGCGCAACACCTTGAGCTGATCACCCAGCCACTCAGCGCTGACGGACCGCCCAATGTTGGGATTGGTGATATAGAAGTTGGCCGGGTCAAGGTATTCCTTAGCCTCAAGCATGTCTTCCGGGAACTCGTACAGAATTCCCAAGGTTTTGGGATCTACGATTGTTCCATCGCGCACCTGGCGCCAGTAGGCGAGCTTTTCCTTAAAGACACCGGCTGGCGGGTCATCGCTTTGAGTGGTCAGGTAGATCACCCAGCCTTCATCCCGCGATATTTGCCCGCCAAGTGCCTCCAGAAACATCGCCACGGCGTTCGCCCGCTTGCCAAACAGCCACAACTCGTCAACCAAAATGCGGCCGGACTTCTTGCCCGACACCGTGTCGGTGTCGGCAGCTACCACCTTGAGGGTATTGCGTGTCGTCACATACGTGATGGTGCGAATGTGATCTTGAACGTGAAACATGGCCGACAGCTCAGCGTCCGCCCGGATCATTGCCGCTGCCGGTTTAAAGCTGTTGTCTGCGACCTCCTTGGTCGGCGCCAGAATCAAGTGTTCCTCTTCCTGACGCCAGCAGATGATTACCGCCGTCAACATGATGCCGGCTGCAATAGTCGATTTCGTATTTTTCTTGCTGATCAGGAGTCCGTACTCCCGAATGCGCTGTTTTCCCGTATCGGCGTCATATCCGCCGAAGATCGCCCGCACAAAGTCGAATACCCATTCTTCGGAGCATTCCCCGAAGGTCTGGTGTCGGTACGTCCCGGTGGCCTCATCGTAGACCTGGGCCAGATCTACGACCTTGAGCTGCTTGAAGATGCCCAGCGCATATTCGGCCTGGTCGGGGTAGATAGGCGGCGGAATGATCGACTGTCGCGTGCGCAGGCGTTCCGCCCAATCAGGGCACGCGGTTGTCCAGGCCATGGGTTACCCCTTCCCGACAACGCGTAGATGCGTGGGAGGCGGTGGCGGCGCGAATCGCCCACCAGTGGCGGCCTTTTCAGCCGCCTCTTGTTTTGCGCCCTTCTTGCCCTGTTCCGCAATTTTCCCGTGCGTGAACGGCATGAGCGCCTTCGCGGCCTCTAGCCGAAGCTTCGGTTCTTCTAACGAGTCGTTCATGATGGCCACCAGCACCGCACGCGGATCCGAGGTAAGCCCTAGCGATTTCAAGCCGATTCCGGCCATGGAGTCAGCGTCGGCGGCTGTTTCGCACGGTCCATTCGCCGGTGTATTTGGCTCCGTCGCATCCGCCGATTCGGCCTTTTTGTTAACCCGCTTTTTGTTAACTCCTTTGTTAACCTCGGCATTGCGCCCCAAGGCCGCCAGAACATGCTTGTCACGCATCAGTCGGGCGGCTGCTTGGGCCGCCCCGTTTTCGCTGTAACCCGCATGAATAGCGGCTTTCGCACCGGATAGACCCGACAGCAGCGCATCGACGAAGCGGCGCTTTTTGTCGGTTAATGCCATAGGTTTTGGTTAACAAAAGTGGGTTAACAATTTTCCGAAGTGGGGAAATTTTCTGTGCGTGAGGGAACAGGTGGTTTCCGATGCGGAGGCCGCTCAGACTTTCACCCCCCCCTCCCTCCCAACGGGCCGCGACAGCCGTCCACAGCCCCGCCACGGGGCGATCAGCACGACGCCAGAACCGCGCTTCGGCTCGGCGCTTGAACGCATATGCGGCCTCTGGCGGCCTCGTGGCCTATGCCTTGCTCCGGTAGCCGAGATCCGCCCGCGTTTTCAGGTCATGGCATCCCGTCTTGCGTCCGTCGTCAGCGCGGTAAACGCACAGCACTTGCGTGTTCTCGTCCGCGTCCGCCCCGCCATCGAATAGGCCCACCTTGTGATCCAGTTCGAAGCCGCCAGGGAACATCGTCAACCTGCCGCAGTGCGCGCAATGAGGATTCGCGGACCAGATGCGCAAGCGACGGTCTTGCAACCGCCTACCTGTCATGCGCTTGGCGCTGGGCGTCGGCGCGGCCGCCAACTTGGGGCCGACCATAGCCAAACGCGGCTTGAGTGTTGAGAGCTTGAGCCTTGCCATCTGGTCTTCCTTGATTCGATGATGCGCACCCCCGGCACGTTCGCCACCCGTAGTCCGTGGCGTGTTACTCGTGGTGCGCTGCCTGGGTTCTTGCGGACACTCGCAGGCTTGTCCGGGCACTGGCGCAACCCGTGGCCGGTGACCTGAGCGGTCGAAGTAGCCGATGTGCGCCCTTATGCGCAAAAAAATAATCGAACAGATAAAACATAAAAGATGCTTCATACATCTTTTTTGTTGTATAATTCCTTATCGGTTCAACGAAGGGGAGGTAATGAAATACAGCGAGTTCAGGCGGTGGCTGCTGAAACAGGGTGTGAAGTTAGAACCCCACAAATCAGGTAGCAGCCACTTCAAAGCAACCCTTGGCGATCTGCAAACCAGCTTTCCAGACCACGGCAGTAAAGAAATCGGTACGGGGCTGGTGCAGAAGATCAAAAAGGATCTTGGACTGAAGTAAAGGAGGTGGCCCGCAAGGGCTGCCTCTTACCCGTTGTATGAATGCCTCCCCAATCACAGAGGACACACCATGTTGACCTACTGCTACACCCTGACGCCGGACACCAACGGCACGAACTTGATTCAGTACCCCGACCTGCCCGAAGGTGCGTCTGTCAGCGAAGGCGAACACGACCTAGCGGCCAACGCAGCTGAAGGGCTTGAAGCCATATTGCAGCTGTACATCGACGCGCGCCGCCCGATTCCCCTGCCTACGGCGGTAGGGGATGGCAGCGTGACGCTGGGCGCATTGGCAACGGCTAAGGTCTTTCTGTCTAACGAAATGGTCCAGCAAGGCATCCGCAAAACCGAACTTGCACGCCGCCTAGGCGTCCACAACCCGCAAGTGGACCGCCTGCTGGACCTGTCGCATAGCTCCAAGCTGGAAGCTATCGAGGCCGCGTTCCATGACCTGGGCCGCCGCCTCGATATTTCGGTTGCGTAAGCTATTCGGCGGGCCAGCTCTGGATCAGCAGTTCGCGCCTTGGCACACCAGCGCCCCCGGCCACCGTGTACCGGATGTCCAGCCCATGCATGGGGAACCCGGCGAAAGCTTGCCGCATTTCCGGGTGGTCATTGACGCTGACCAGCGCGCGGCCCTTCATGGTCCGCATGGCCTCTGCCATCGCGCCGTATTGCTCAATGCCGAAATCGACGCCGTAGCCAGCCGTGGCCCAATAAGGCGGGTCCATATAGAAGAGCGTGTGCGGCCGGTCGTAGCGCTTCACGCAGTCCAGCCACGGCAAATGCTCGATGAAGATGCGCGCCAGGCGCAGATGCGCCGCCGACAGCGTTTCCTCCATGCGCAACAGGTTCAACCCAGGCGGCGAAGTTGTTGCCGTGCCGAACGTCATGCCCTCCAGCTTGCCGCTGAAGCAGTTCTGCATGAGGTAGTAGAAGCGCGCCGCCCGCTGAATGTCTGTCAGCGTTTCAGGGCGCGTTTCCTTCTGCCACTTGAACATCTGCCGGCTGGACAGCGCCCATTTGAACTGACGCACGAACTCTTCCAGGTGGTGCTGCACCACTCGGTACAGATTCACCAGGTCGCCGTTGATATCGTTCAGCACTTCCACCTTCGCTGGCTCTGCCCTGGCGAAAAGTAATGCTGCGCCCCCGGCGAAGGGTTCGACGTAGCAGGAGTGCTTGGGGAAAAAGGGAAGAATCTTGTCGGCCAGGCGGCGCTTGCCACCCAGCCAGGGAATGATCGGTTTTGCCACTTGTGAGCGTCCATGTAAACTGGCCCCCGCCTGTACAGGTGGGACGGCCTTGGGTCGATCACGGGTCTAGTCCGTGTTTCGGCTGTCAACGAAGGAACTCGCGATTCCGTCGTTGTCGCCGTCTCTTAACTTATTTGGGAGTAGTCGTGGAACTGCTGTACATCGCGTTGGTAGCGGGTGCCGTATGGATCGGCTGGAAGGCGGGGGTACAGCACGGGATGACCGAGGCACACGGATCCGCCCGCCAACAGTTAGATCGGGACCACCGAGCGCTGTATGAAGCCTTCGTGTTCGATAAGGCTCTAACGCTGAATTCCCAGCGATACGTAAATTACGGACGTACTGACGCCACCACGCCCCCCCTTGTGCTCATACGCGCAACAGATTTCATCGGCAAACAGGCGCAAGATTTGGCTGACTTCGATGAACCCGATGGGCCGCCGGATAAAGTTGAATCCGCATACGAACGTCGTTGGGACGGTCTGGTTGAACAATGGCTTGGAGAACACCAGGGCCTTAGCGAATCAGAGCGCCAACGCCTCCGTCAACACCTTCTAGCTTGATTCGTGCCGAAAAGGCAAAGCCCCGACCGGAGAATCCGTATCGGGGCCTTCTTTTGTTTGGAGCGGGCTGCGGGAATTGAACCCACGTAGGCGGCTTGGAAGGCCGCAGCCTGACCATTCGGCCAAGCCCGCAGAAATGCAAAAAGCCCGCTGCTTTCGCTGGCGGGCTTTTGGTAGACGCACTGACAGACCGTATCAGGGCTGCGCCTATTCTGCGTGTGAAATTCACAAGCGTCAAGCTATATCGTCAAGCGCCCCCACAATGCCTGCGTCGATCAGCGCTTGCTCTGCTGCAAAAATCGCCAACGCCTCTTGCCCAACACCGAACCCGGCCCCGCGCGTCTTACTGCCATGCAGCCACAGCTTCAACCGCGAAAGGTGATTCGTCGCAGTATTGGAGGACACGCCTGCCTGCTCAGCAATGTCGCTCATCTGTTGTCCCCTGCCTTGCCCAAAGAGACGGGCCAGCAGGCCCAGCGTCAGCCCTCGGTTAATGGAGCAGCTTGCCAACGCTTCTTTTTCGGCGGAATCCGCCACCAAGCGAATCGCAGCTGTCCATTCAAGATTCGCCTGCCGCCCTTGGCAGCAGGGCGCACCGCAGCTGCACACCAGCGTTGCCGGTGCGGTGCGCGCCACCATGATCGCCTGTTGCAGAGGCGGCAGCGTGGACAACCGGCGGCGAATCATCCCTGCTTGGGCCGCGCCATCTTGCCCCGAAAGGCCTTTGCCTTCGCCCCGCTCCGAATCATTGCTGGCGACCTTGTTCATCAGGGGCCGGTCATATTGCTGCATGGTGAAATTGAGAGCGAATACCAGGGCGGCATGCGCACTACGGAACAGAGGTTCGCTGATGATCGTTGCGTGGTTCGCCATAGCCTTGCGCTCTAATGTGGTCGTAGTCATCAGTAGATATCCGGGGAAAAAATCACTTTCGCGGGCAGCATTTCCCGCATCCATTGCATTGCCACATCCCAGCCCATCGTGACGGTATGCCGCCCCCGGACTGGAAAAATCTTCGAGTTCACGTCGTGGGCGTCGACCATGACCGATTCGCCCCGCGCCCCCGTTTGCCTGTAGACCAGCACCGGCACGCCGTCCTGGCCGGCCTGCTCCTGCGCCTGGCGCCACCAGGCGGGCAGGCAAAGCGTATTGGCGTGCTTGCATTCGATACTGATGCGGGCGAAGGCGGGATCATCCGCCACCACGTCGCTATCACCAACCGCGTTGCGCACGCGCCGCCGCCAGACCTTGCCGGTTGCCTCGGTCAACAGGTTGGCCACCTTGCGCTCAAACGCCGCGCCCTTGTTGCGTGCCATAGCGCCGCTCATGATCGCGCTCCCTGCCCAGCGTCCAGGCGTAGCGCGTTACGCGCCATCGCAACGATTCCCGGCGAGAAGCGTTTGCCATTCGGATCTTCGGTCTCGGCGATGATCCGCTTCCACCCGCGCATCGGATCACGGCCGGACTGGTTCATGATCCCTGTCTCTCCGATCTTGCGCATTTGCTCTTCGGCTTGGGCGCGGCTGGTGGCCGTAATCGCCGGAGCGGGCAGAGCCTTGACGATGACGGGAACGGGTTTCCATTCGCCTCGGGCAAGGACTTCGTTCAAGGACCGCTCCCAGCGCGCCTTCATCGTTGTGTAGGGGCAATGCTGAAGGTCATGCGCCCCCACCTCTACCGCCGCCCAGAAGATGGCCGGATGCGGCCAGGTCCCCGGCTCGCCGTTGTGCCGCGCAGCCATTCCCGCGACCGCTGTGTAAAACGCCACCTCTGGCTCAAGCGTCGGCCGGCAGGCCCGAATGAACTCGCCCACGCTCGGCGGCCAGTCCGGTGACATGCGGCGGCAGGCGCGAAGCCCCTCGGCCACGTCCTGCGGTGTCAGGTTCTCTTCGTCAAACGCTTCCGCCCAAGCCGCCTTCCAGTTCTCGATGCTCTGCATGTCCGGGAAGTCTTTCAGCCAGCGCCCCCCATACGTGCCCGAAAGGCGATTCCAAAGGTGGTCGATCAGGGAAATGCCTTCCAGCTTTGCCATCGGCACGGCCCACATGGACCGGTTAGCCGTCGATTGTGCGACCGTCGTCATAGTCGTGGCCTCCTTGGGTGCGATTGCGGTTCACGTAGTCGGTGGGGTTGAACTTGCCGGGACGCGGGGCACCCCCAGCTGCTGCACCACTCGGGGCGAACAGGCCTTGCCAGCTTTTGCCGATGGCGTGCGTGATGACAGCCTCCGGCGTGTGGCCTTGCTTGCGGTATCCGTCCAGGTCCATCACCTGCTGCTTGGCGGCCTCTTCGGTCAACGGCTTGCGGATCTGCACGCGGTGACGCACCCAGCGCCCCCACAGATCGGCATCCAGCCAGTCCGGCAATTCCACGCTCATCGGGTCGAACCCCGGCGAGCGCTTGCGCACGCCTTTAGGTTCATTGATGGTTCCTTGACGGTTCAATGACGGTTCGGGTGCAGCACGTTCACCCCGTGACGTCGTCAGATTCACCCCGTGACGTCGTGAGCTGCACCCCGTGACGTCGTCAGATTCACCCCGTTCATTACGGGGCGCAGCAGGTTCACCCCGTGTTTGCCCTTCAGAATGTTCCACGCGGGGCGCAGCTACTGCACCCCGTGACAGATCAATGTCGTAGCAAACCGGCCGCTGATCAGCGCGCCGAATGTAGGCAGCCACCAGATCCTGATTGCCGCGCTGGATCACCTGCAGGGCTTCCAGTTCACGCAATTTGGTCTGCACCGTCCGGTTCGACAGGCCAGTGTCTTCGGCCAACGTCGCCACGGACGGGAAAGCGCCCTCGCCCTTCGCGCCGGCATAGTTAGCCAGGCACAGCAGGACGTGACGCGCGGTCGGATCCTTCACGATTCTCTGAGCAAGCGCCCATGTCATGCCCTGAACGCTCATGACGACTCTCCATACAAAAGTTGATACCCGCGCTCGGCCTCGTCGGGCCATTTGCCCATAGCGATGATCCGCAGGCGCGTAAGGCGCAAGCCGGGTATGAAATAGCTGAGCTTCTGTTCCAGCGGGGCCGGAGACTGGTCAACGAACCAGTGGCAAGGGCCACAGCCGAATGCGATGGCCCAGTCGTGGGCCTTGATGCCCTTCCCCTTGCCATCCCGTAGCAGGTTGGAATGGCATGCGACCGTCGTATCCTTGCGGCCCTGGCAATACCGGGGCACGCGGAGCAAGCATTCCTCGCCCTTGGCAAGATTAAGCAGCGCCTGATTGCGATAGATCGTCTTGGGCGGCTTCTTGCCCTTCTTGCGCGCCTTCATGGCGGCGCGAGGCGGCGGCATTGGGGTGGCCCGCATCATCGGCACGCTGCTGCGCTTCATCGGCGTCTTGTTCTTGAGGGGGGTGCGGCGCATCAACGACATACCGCCCCCGTCGACTTGACCCGCCACCAGTACGGGAACTTCCAGCCGTTTGTGCGGCGCTTGACCAGGCCAGCCTGGCTCGCATCGAACAGGAACGACTCAATCGCACGGGCGGCAGCATCAGCGCGTGATGTGCTGGGCCAGGGGTCCACCGCCACCAAGGTGGGTAGAACGATTTCCTGTAGCGCCTTGACATCGACCCGGCGCGGGGTGTCGATAATGGCCTGCTTGACCGCTTGCACGGCCTCAGGCGGCACCCTATACCCTCGGAACATGTGGAGGCAGTCAGCCATAGATGCCGCTCCACTTCACAAACGGCTTTCGCACGGCCTCATGAAAGAGCGCCGCCGCTCCGGCGTTGTGGTCCAGTTGCGCACGGCTGGTGATACCGCAGGCATCACGGACGAACTGCGCAGCATGCTGCTGGACGGTCACACCCTGGGGGGCGGCACCGATGCGGGCAACAACCCAAGCCTGGAACCGGTCGTTCCCGCAGAGTTGCCCAGCCGCACGCGCCAGCGCGCCCCCCTTACGCTCCGTGGACGGGACACGCGCCCGCACGGGTACACCAGAAGTTCCACGGGTCAGCATTGCACCCTCGACACGTTGCGCGCGCCACGGAACGCCAACACGGCCAAGTCCATGAAGAGCGTGTACAGCGCGCTGCGCTCATCGGGGTCAATGCGGCCGTCACCCATCGCGTCCAGAGTCGACGCATTCAAGCCTCCGACCTTGGCACCTACCTTCAATACCTTTTCGTGGATGGCTTTCAACTCGTCAGGCCAGCCGCCCTCAGGGGGTGCGGGCACGTCCAAGCAGGTAAGACCATGCTCGACCATCGCGTAGGTCTGCGCCCAGCGGTGTGCCACTTCAGCGCCCCCGGCCTTCTGCGCGAGCCATTCCGTAAGCAGGTCCGCCATTTCGAAGGTCATCGACTCGCCTTCTTGGCCGCTCAGCTTGGCGCGCAGCGATTCGTAGTGGATCCGCTTGCCGCGGCGTTCGGTCAGAAAGCTGGCCGCGTCCTTGACGCCGCCGGGCGCGCTACGCACATCGTTGTAGAGGACATCAAGCCAATGGTGGGAGTTCAGGCGGATGGTCATCGGGCATACCTTGGAATCGAGAAATATCAGGGTTTCGGCGGTGTTCTGCCGCCCCTAAGATGTGAAGCATGGAAAACGACCTTCAGACGTCCAGCGGCCCAATCTGGACCTTGTCTTCGGACTTCGCCGGCACTTGGGCTGTCTGGTCTGCCGGCACTGCCGGCGAATTCGCGCTATCCATCGGCGCTCTCCGTAAGGGTCTTAGTTGAATGGGGAGAGGTCGGCTGCTGCGGCGTCGGGCCGCCGTAGAAAAACCCGAGCAACTCTCCGTGATCGAAAGGAGCGCCAAAATCCTGGCTGGCTTGCCACAACGCATCCATCGTTCCCTTTCGAGGCACCTTGCGGGCGTACAGAAGGTGCGTTTCGATGTACGCGACGGTCGTGCAGGCCCGCTTAGCGAACTTCGCCCTGTCGTCAGACGAAAGGGCGAGGTAGAAGGCCTTAAAGCTCGGTTTGGGTTTGGCGATGTTCATGACGCAAGATGCTATTACCTTTTTGGTAATAGATCAACCGAAAGAAGTTACCCATTTGGTTTATTTACCTATAAGGTAAACGCGGGTCCAATGACCACCATGAAGTCCATCAAAGAAATCCGCCGGGCGAACTTCGCTCGCGCCATCGAGGAAAAATGCTCCGGCAATCAGACCGAGGCCGCCACGCGCCTTGAGTACTCCACGCCTTCCCTCGTGAGCCGCTACGCTACGGGCAAGAAGGACATTGGCGACCGAGCCGCGCGCAAGATGGAGGAAGCTTTCGGGCTTCCGAGTAACTGGATGGACGCCGACCACACGCCGGCTCACGACGACCGTGCAAATGTGCAGGGCTATGCTCGCCCTTGGCCCTTCCCCTCGATAGCAGAGGCAGCCGTGCGCGCCTTGCCCGCTGGACAGTTGAGCGCGCTGGAAGGGGCTATGGCTTTGGCAATTGCCCAACTGAACCTAGGTATCACTGTGACAGCGCCAGCCCGGCCGGTCGGAGCAACTCCTCTACGCGCACCGCGCGTCGGCCTGTACGCGGATGACGGCGCCGACGAGTTTCCAATGCCCATTGGCGGCCTGCCTATCGCCCCCTGGGAAGGTGGCGCTACGACTAAGCAAACAGAGGGAACAATCCAATCCTTGCGCATCAGCCATGCCGCGAACGTCGGCCATGTGCCGCGCGCTGGCTATTCCGCCAATGACCAAGAATTCCTTTCGGTCCCCGAGCTGGATGTCAGGCTTGCCGCTGGGAGGCTGGGGATCGAGAACTATGAAGAGACCGCTATCGGGGAAATCCTTTTGCGCCGGTCATTCTTGGAATCGTTCAAGCTTCCCATCGAGCGCATGAAGATTGTGTATGCGGACGGCGATAGCATGGAGCCGGTTATCCGTAACGAAGGTCCAATGCTTTTTTATGAAGAGACGGTGGCAGACGCCCGTCTGATCGATCCGCGCACGGTCTATGCCATCAACCATGGCGGCAAGATGATCGTGAAGTGCCTATCGCGCGAACGGGACGGCACTTGGCTTGCCAAATCACTGAACCCCGCCTATCCGCCGTTCCCCTTGGAAAAGGAAGATGGTCGCGATGTGCGCATTGTCGGCCGGATCCTCTGGTCGCCATACGACCTGCGAAACGGGGTCGATCAGCGCTTGCTTTAAAGCGTCTACCAAGCAATCAGCCGCCCACCGGGCGGCTTTTTTTCGTCCCGGCCTACCCGCCGCAAGTCGGTGTTGCGCAGCCGCGACTATCAAAATTACCCAATCGGTAAACAAATGCAATGGAAAAGTTACCTTTTTGGTTTGACTGCTATTACCAATTCGGTAATACTGCACGCATGCTTCGGGTGACAAACACGAAGCGCCGCTCTTTAACAACTTAGGCCGCCCGCCCCCGCGAGGGAGGAAGGGCGAAACAGGACAGCCAAGCGCCAGCGCGCCCCCGGACCCTGTGTGCTTGGGCTTCGACAGCCAAGCAACGCCCAGCCGGGCGTGGCGACGATAACCCCGGCATGAAATCCGATTCCGCTGAAAAGCGGGCTTCGGCCAGCGCTGCGGGTCAGCGCTTACCGAAACCAACTGCCCATTTAGGGCAAGAGAGGATCCAGATGAACAGCACAACAGCAGTAGCCCAACTCGACAGATGGGCCGCATCCCGCGCAATTCCAGCCTCCGCCATAGCCTTCTTAAAAACGGTTCTGTTGATGCGCCTCGCACAAGGGAACGCACATCGCGACCAAGACCGCGCCCGCCACGCCGAGAGCTTCATCACGGTTGTGCGCGTGCGTGCCGCTCAAATCATCGGCGAAGGCTGCTGATACTTCACTGCCCGCACCGCGAGATTCACCATGCCCATCATCGAGACACATGATCACGTAGGCGGTTGCTACGTGGGCGAGACGCCAGGCGGCGTCTTCGGCAATCGCCGGTACTACGACCGCCGCTACTGGTGCGCCTGGGAAAGCGTCAGTGACGAAACCTGGGGCGCGCCGTTGGTAACGAACGCAGTTATGGACGACTTCGGCACGCTCGTCCCCGTCCCTAAGCCCGCCCGCCCGTCCCAGCATTGAGGAAATGAAAATGATTGACCTGAAACGCTTCTGCGCAAAGGACGACCCGCGCCCCTACTTGAACGCCCCCTGGCAAGAAGATGGCAGTTCGTTCGCCACCAATGGCCACATTGCCATCAAGCTAACGGCCCAAGCGGACGCCGAACTCCCCGCCGCGGCCCCCACCATGGCCGGCCGAATCCAGAAGCATCTGGAACAAAGTGCAAGCCACAATATTGACCTGCCTATCGTTCTACCGGAGGAGCAGGGCCGCGCATGTGGCCTATGCGGCGGATCCGGTCGCCTCCTTGTCGATACTTGCACCGAATGCGATGGCAGCGGGTCGTTTGAGCATGGCTCGCATACCTACGATTGCAAGGAGTGCATGGGGCACGGGCAACATGCGTCTCCGGCCCTCCCTGGCTCTGACGATTCGACGGAGTGCGATTGCTGCGACGGCGTCGGACAGCTGTTCACCCAGTATGTCGATCTGCAGGCCGACGGCAAGACGTACAGGTATCAGCGACGGTACCTGCGCCTCATCAGCGACCTGCCATCGGCCCGCCTCATCGTCGGCACTGATCCCGTGGAGGCCGCGCGCTTCGAGTTCGCTGGTGGCAGCGGCGTGCTGATGCCCTGCCGATTCTGACAGAGCCGGCTCATGCCCCGCGTGCGGGGCTGCAGGTACGCCCGCACATTCCCACGGCTGAACCCCAATATTGAGGAAATGAATGTGACCGTGATCATAACCACGACCACGAGCCTGAAGCAGGCACACCAGGACTACATCGCCCACCTCCGCGCTCGCGGCAACGAGATAACGAATTACGAATGCCCAGACTGCGGCGGCGTGATCGAAACACAAGCAGCACCGGACGGCGAATCGTGGGGCATGCTATCCACCTGCCCGCTTTGCGCCGGCCTGCACATGCAATTCACGAACGGGAGCAGTGCCCACGGCGTAGCACTCCCCATCCGAGGAAATGACTATGACGGCAACCTCGAAGGAGGCACCAATGTAAACGCACCGCAGTGCAATCCCTGAGTTCACGGGCACAGGAGCCGGGTGATATCGGCATGGGTCAAAAGTTGCCCGATGGCTGGAGGAGAACCCACCCTCTGTACGCCAGGAGACGGCACCACACGCAAAGACGGAAGTACCTGACCTGCGCCGGGTAAGCGCGCAGGGCCACCATCGGAGCGGTAGCTCAGAGGACAGAGCGCCCCGCGCATGGGGAGGTCGGCAATGCCAAGGGGTCGCGCCCCAGACACATCCGAACGGCGGCAGTCGGCACTGGTTCGAATCCAGTCCGCTCCGATGATGGCAAGCAGTACCGCCCAGGCGATGGGCGCCCCACGCAAGGCGGGCGTGGCCTGGATTGCAAGGCGTGATTCTCTCCACCTGCAGAAGCCACAAGCCGGATCGCTTCCGGCGCCATCAACCATTCCCCACCCCCACCAACGGAGTTACCCATGGTCGCCATGATCATCCGTTTCATCGAAGAACTCATCGACGCCTTCAACTTCGGCAGCAGCATCAGCAAGTAGCACCCCCCGGCCTGCATGCCCGAAAGACCACGAAATCCGCAAGACCGCAACGCCCGGCCGGCGTTATCCCAATGAGAGAACCATGTCCGAAATCACCGTCGGCACCACCTACAAACTGCAAGGCCCCAAGGGCAAGCCGCCCGTCGAGGCCGTCGTCACCGCCGTCAAGCCGCGCAGCCGCGGCTTCACCGTCGAACACTTGGTCGGCAAGAAGAAGCTGACCTGCGGCCTGGGCAAGTTCCAGGGCCTGCTGGTGCAGTAAGCAGTATCCCGCCTGCCCCGCCTCACCGGGGCGGCTTCGGAGAGCGGGTCAGCGCCGCATCGTCACCGGCGCAGAAAGTGACTTTCAGGGAAAGAACCGGGCTACTGGCCCGCTCTCCAAAGCCCATCACCGCGCGTTCGCGCACATCCCCATGCCCTCAACCATCCCCGCCATCTGGTGGGGTCTGGCCCTGCTTGCCCTGGCGGCGGTGGTGCTGGTCCCCGCCTGCGAATACCTCAACCGCCGCTATGTCGCGGCCGATCCCTGGAAAGCATCATGAACGCAATTACTGCATCCGCGCCGGCTGCGCGCCGCCGCATTCTGCCGTCCGTCGCCCAGGTGGCCCGCAAAGCCGCAGACCTCATCGCTCCCCGTGACCACGCAGGCAAAGGCAACTGGAGTAAGGACGCCGATATCCCTCGCGTTTGGGCGTGGTTCGCTGGCATCGCCTTCGCGGCGTTCTTCCTCTTTGGCCGCCAACTTCTCAGCTGGTTGCTGAGCTTCGCGATTTGAACGGCATTGAATTCATCGTGCGAGACCGCGCTGGATGGTGGCCGCCGATTCCGCTACCCCGCCGCCGCATTCCTGCCTCTGAGGTCAGGCAAGTGAAAACCCGCGCCCCCAAGAAGCCCCGACGCGCGCAAAAACCAATTTAACCGGAGTTCCCCATGTGGTTTAGAAATCTCAAGATCTACCGCCTGTCCGCCGCCTGGTCGTTGTTCGGCGATGACCTGGAAGCCGCCCTGGCGCGCCAGGCATTCCAGCCCGGCAACAATCTGGAAATGCAGTCCATCGGGTGGGTTCCGCCCCGTGCGAATGGCGGTCTGGCTCACGTGGTCAACGGCCAAATCCTGCTGTCCTTGCGCGCCGAAAAGAAGCTGCTGCCCGCTTCGGTCGTCAACCAGGTCGCCAAGGCCCGCGCCGAGGAAATCGAAGAGCAGCAAGGCTACAGGCCGGGCCGCAAGCAGATGAAGGAAATCAAGGAGCGCGTCACCGACGAACTCCTGCCCCGCGCCTTCAGCATCTACCGCGATACCCGCGTCTGGATCGACCCGCTGAATCGTTGGCTTGTGATCGACGCTGCCGCCTCCGGCAGGGCCGATGAGGTGATTGGCATCCTGGCGAAGTGCATCGACCCGTTCCCGCTGGAAAATCTCTACGTCACGCAATCGCCGGCCAGCGCCATGACGGGCTGGCTAGCCGAAGACGAGGCCCCCTCCAACTTCACCATCGATCAGGACACCGAATTGCGCTCGTCCGGTGAAAGCGGCGCGGCCATTCGGTACGTGAAGCACTCCATTGACGCCGAAGACGCCCGCCGGCACATCCAGTCCGGCAAGCAATGCACCCGCCTTGCGCTCACATGGGCTGACCGGGTTTCGTTCGTCCTGACCGAAGGCCTCGATATCAAGCGCGTGTCACCCCTGGACGTGCTGAAGGAAGGCAACGACACCACCGCCTCCAACGATACCGAGAAATTCGATTCGGACATGACCCTCATGACCGGCGAACTGGCAAAGCTCATGGCCGAAATGGTCCACGCCCTGGGCGGCGAAAAGCGCATCTGAACACCTGGAACCGAAATGGCAAAAAAATCCAAAGACGTTTATGGCGCGGACGGCCAAAGCAACCTGCTGAACTTCGATCCGGCCAAGCTGGTCCTCGTGACCGACGAAGCCAGCCCGCTCTATGACCCCCGGGTGCACCTGCCCGTGGACGAAGCGATGGCCCGCAACATCGACTATCAGGGCGTCCTGGAACCCATCGGGGTATCCAAGAACCCCGAGACCGGCGAAACCGAAGTCGTCTTCGGACGACAGCGGGTCAAAGCCGCCATTCTCGCCAACAAGCGGCGCCGCGAACGCGGGGTGGCCGAGCGGCTAATCCCCGGCGTCGTGTATGCAGGGAAGCGACAGGATGCCCTGGACGCGATTGTCAGCGAGAACGAAGCCCGCACCGCCGATACACCGCTGGGCCGCGCCGAAAAAATGCGCCGCCATGTGGCCCTCGGTCGCGGGGAAGACCAGATAGCCGTCATCTACAACTGCTCGGTTATCACAGTCCGCGACACACTGGCCCTGCTGGACTGCCCCAAGGTCGTGCAGGACGCCGTCGAGGCAGGGCAAGTCACCCTGACGCATGCCAAGGCCCTGGCGAAACTGGCCCCCGCCGAGCAGCGCGCGAAGGTGGCCCAGCTTGTTGACGCCGGCAAAGACGTCAAGCCGCATCAGCGGTCCCGGCGCCAGGCGGAAATCATGGGCACCGCCCCCAAGCTGAAATCCCGAACTCAAATCCAAAAGGCACTTGAACAGGCCCAGGGCGACTATGCCTCGGCCCTGCGCTGGGTGCTTGGTGTTGAACCCGAACAGGAAGCGACAGCATGACCACCCCCGCTCAGATGGACCAACCCGATGAACAGCTATCGGCCCTTTGCGACCGACTCCTGGCTGATATGGCCTCCCGTATGACCCCGGAAGACCGCCAGCGCTACAGGGACGCCCTGAATGCCGCCGACGAAACGGTGGCCCGTACCGGCAATACCGCCGACCGTCAGGAGGGTTTCGCAGACGGCCTGGACGAAGGCCGGCGCATCGAGCGCCACAACGCGGCACTTCGCGCCCAAGTGGACCCCGCCAATGCGGTTCGGTACGTCACCCTGCGCGAAGTCCTTACCGACGCGACCGGCGCTGGAGTCATCAAGATGACCGCCGCCATGGAGCATCTGAGCCTTCCCCAACTGGCCTATCCCACTGCGGACCAACTGGACGCGATGATGGACTACATCGCCGCCAACCCGGCGGCTGGCGCCTCCACCCGCTCCTGCCCGGACGCCTGCGGTCAACGCGCGGAGCGCTAACCATGGGCGCTCCCGAATCATCCACCAGCCAGGACGCCGCACTGAGCAGCCTCCTGAGCGCAGCCATCGGCAGCCCCGAAACATCCGTTCCTGTGTCATCCATCCAGGCGGCGCAGCACGCCTATGCCACGCCGGGCGCGGTGGCGCAACGCATCGAGCAGTACATCGGCCGCTACGGGCGGGAGAACACCTCCACCCTGCTCTTGTACGAAGCCATGAAAGCGCTGCGCAACCCCGCCGCCCTGGCCCTGCCCGAACTCAATGCGGACCTCATCGACATTCTCGGGCGTCCGAACTTCACCTGCATCCGCCTGGCACAACTGCTGCGCCTGTCGGGCGTCGAGATTGCCACGAAAGCCGAGGCCGAGCAGGCCACCGTCATCCACTACCTGCTGGGCTTCTACCTGAAGCACGGCAGCCAGTGGGCCGAGAAGGCGGATGAAGATCTTGAACAGCGGCGAGTTGCTGCCATTGCAGCCCAGCAGGACAAAGGGGGCACGTAATGCGCCGGTTCCTCATCGCAAATTGGACGCTCCCGCTTTCGATCCTCGCCTGGACCTCTAGCGTCCTCGCCGCTGCCGTCCTGAAACAGCCGATTAACGCCTTTGTCGCGCTGGCCGCCCTTATCTGCGTATGCGGCCTTACTTGGCACGCATGGAGACACCATATGTCCCAAACCATAGTGATGGCGGCACCCGCCGCACATCTGATTCAAGCCGCCCCCGTACAGCGCGATGAGGAAGGCTACTGGACCCATCCGGCCTACCCACCCTTCGATGAAGGCCAAGGCGCCGAAGCGGCGGCCTGGTTCAAGGCTCAGCAGCTTGAAACCAGCATCGCCTATCTTGAAAGCGAGTCGGAGGAACACCCCGCAGTCGTCGCTTACTGGGGCGATGACGGTGATTCGCACATCAGCGCCTGGCAACCACCCCGCCCGGCCGGTGACGGCTGGTTTGCCCTATCCATCCACGACACGGAAGACTGGGGGCCGGTTTGCGTCTGGGTGCGGCGTAGCACCCAACTGGGAAATGGAGGCACGCGATGACACCTACCAGCTACCAGATTTCGCTGCTGCAACACACCATCGGCGTCCGGCCCGACCAGCGAAACCCCCACCGTAACCACTTCGTCGCCAGCTCCGGCCACCACGACATGCCGCATCTGGAGGCGCTGGTGGCCAGCGGCCTAATGGAAATTCGCCGCTCGCCGGCCTTTCTGCATGACGGGGACACTGTTTTTGCGGCCACCGAGGCAGGCCAGTCCACCGCGTTGCAGAGCCTCCCGCCCCCGCCGAAGCGGACGCGCTACGAAAAATTCCTAGATGCCGACTGCGACGAGACGTTCGGCGAGTTCCTTTGCGGCTACCGGGTGCCCAAATTCGAGAGCCGCGAAGTGCGCGGCAGCTTCGCTTCGTGGCGTCGCTCTTACGAATATCGGATGTACCGCACAAGCTGGGAAGGTTACAGCCCGTATCGCGAGGTCCAAGGCGAATGGAAGCCGACCATGAAGGAAGCGAAGGCCAGCTATAAGGCGGCGTTAGCGGCATACCGGCGCAGCCTGCGCGGCGACGGAGATAAGCATGCGAATTGAAATTGGAACCGTGCGTCGAATCCAAGTTTTCGACGTTCCCGACCTCGACCCGATCACAGTGACCCTGGAGGACTTCGAAGCGGGCCAAGGGAAGATTGCAATAGACGTGTGGGGGACTGCCTGGGGCGCCTATTGGGGATCCATGGGCAAACAGCACACCATTTCGTCATTCTTTCAAAAGTGCTCGACCGGCTATCTCATCGGCAAGCTATCAACCGGTATCAGAGAGACCCGATTCAGCAACGACGCGCTGATCGCCCTCACGAAGAAGACCATCATCGACCGGCGGCGCGGCCGCCATGATCGAAGCGCCTTCAATTCATTGGACAAGCACGAAGCCCGCGAGTTGTACGACGAAATCGAATGCCGACTTGAAGGTGTCGACACGCCCTCTGCTTGCCATTTCGCATCCGACTTCCTTGACCAGGTGTTCCACGAAGAATGGTGGCACTACCTCGATGGCGAAGCCGTGGAACCCAACCCCGACTATCAGTACCTGAAACGCATCATAAAGGCGGTCCAGGCCGGTTTGGCGCTCGCGGCGCAGGGCGACCGCCAGCTGGAGACCTCATGCGCACCTACCTAGCCGGCCCCATGACCGGCCACCCGGATCTGAATTTCCCCCTGTTCCACGCCGAGGCCAAGCGCCTGCGCGCCACCGGCCACGACGTCGTCAACCCCGCAGAAATCAACGTCGACCCCGCCAAAGGCTGGGAAGACTGCATGCGCGCCGATATCGCCGAACTGGTGACGTGCCAGGCCATCGCCATGCTGCCCGGGTGGCAGAACTCCCGGGGCGCAACTCTCGAACATCACATCGCTACGCAGCTGGGCCTGGAGGTCATCGACCTGGCACCGGCCGCACAAGCGTAAGGAAACCCAATGCGCTTTCTCAGCGTTTGCAGCGGCATCGAGGCGGCAAGCGTGGCATGGAACCCGCTCGGCTGGAAGGCCGTGGCCTTCAGCGAAATCGAGCCGTTCCCGTCCGCTGTCCTCGCCCACCACTACCCCGACACGCCCAACTGGGGCGATATGACCAAGTACAAGGAATGGCCTGATGTCGCAATTGACCTTCTTTGCGGAGGCACCCCCTGCCAGTCTTTCAGCGTCGCAGGACTTCGAAAAGGAATGGATGACCCGCGTGGCAACCTCATGCTTACCTTTGGTGCCATTGCTGCAAAGTACCGCCCCAAGTGGCTGGTTTGGGAGAACGTCCCCGGCGTCCTCTCCAGTAACGCCGGACAAGACTTTGCAAGCTTTCTGGGCCTCATCACTGGCCAGGTCGTCAAAGTCCCCGCAAGCGGCTGGAGCAACAGCGGCATCGTCTCCGGAATCCATGACGCATACGGCGTCGCCTATCGGGTGCTGGACGCTCAGTACTTCGGAGTACCCCAGCGACGCCGTCGTGTGTTCGTTGTCGGATGTCTTGGAGACTGGCGAAGTGCCGCAGCGGTTCTTTTTGAGCGCCACGGCTTGTCGGGGAATCCTGCGCCGAGCAGAAAAACGCGGCAAGGCTTTGCCCCCACCCTTAGCGCTCGCGCTAAAGGCGGTGGCGGACTCGGTACCGATTTCGACTGCGACGGAGGCTTGATCGCCGCCACATTGCTCGGAAAGCCGAACAGCTCGCACGCTGCAGATCAGGACACGTACGTCGCGCAAGCTTTCGGCGGCAACAACACGACTGGCTCGATCGATGTAGCGACGGCACTCAACGCATGCGCCAGCGCCAGCGGCCGAATGGACTTTGAATCGGAGACGTTCATCGCGCATAGCCTGCGCGGCGAAGGATTTGACGCCAGTGAAGACGGCACGGGCCGCGGCACGCCGTTGATATCGGTCGCATCGCGGGAAGTCGCGGGCGCGCTGACCAGCAACTACGGCAAGCAGCCGGACAGTAGCGACTCGGCGCTCGGACCCAGTCTCGCTATCGCATTCGACTGCAAAAGCAGCGGCCAAAACGGGTTTGGCGTTGGCATTGAATTGGCGGGAACCCGACGCGCCATGGCGCACTCCGCCAGCCATACAAACAGCGGTGGCCATCAGGCGGTCGCGTATAGCACCAAGCTGCACAACACGCAGAGCAATCAGGCCGGCAAGGTCTATCGAGAGTACACAGCCGGTCTTGATCGGAACAGCCCACCGCCCGCGTTGCTCACGGCAATGCAGGTTCGCCGTCTGACGCCCGAAGAATGCGAAGCGCTGCAAGCCTACCCGCGCGACTACACACGCATTCCTTGGCGCAAGAAGCCAGCCAGCGAATGCCCTGACGGACCTCGCTACAAAGCACTGGGCAATTCCTGGTGCGTTACCAATGTGCGCTGGATCGGCGAAAGGATCGATCGCGTGAATTCAATTTTGGAGCCAGCATGACCGACCAGAACAACGCCGCCCAGGCATGGCAAGACACCGTACACGACGCCATACTCATTTTGACTGAGGAAGCCGATGCGCTCAGCGACTGCCACACCCGGGCAAAAGACGACTGGGCGCAGGAACCGGAAGCCAAAGCCCGGTACGACCATATCCTGGCCGTCGCCGAAGCGCTGTCCAAGCTCCGCGCCCCTGTAGCCGATGAGGACCGCCGGCCGACTGCGCCGGACGATGACGCGATAGCCGAATGCTGGATCAACGCCAGCGATTGCGACGGCATCGCCTACGACGGCCCGTCGTTCGAGCGCGGCTATCGCGCCGCCCTGGCAAGCGCCCCTGTAGCCGGGGAGCGGGAATGCGGTAATGCGGACTGCGGATGGCGTGGCACGACGGAACGCATGTGCGGCAGTGTCGGGCCGCTTTGTCCTGAGTGCGGCGAAGTCACCGAGGCAATCGCCCCTGTATCCGGGGAGGTGGTCGCGTGGCGGGTTACGCATCCGCGCTGCCCCAAGCCCGGCTGGCAGGATGCGGCGCGCGAACCGGCACCCAGCCTCAACGAGGTGAAGCAGCAAGATGCGGATCTGGCCTTGGAATTGGCCTATGCCGCGCCCCAGGCCAGCGAGGCGGTGCGCCAAGCGATCAAGGCCTGCGGATCGAAGGTTACCAAGGCACTTGCCGCCATCGCTAGGGCTGATGGGCCGAACACGCGAAAAGCAGATGAGCCGGAACTGATCTATCGGTCGCCGGTTATGGATGAGGTTGTGCGTATCCGTCAGGCATACGACGTACTCGAAAGCGTCCTCAAGACCCAGGCCGACGAGGACGGCGCGGTCTGCTCCTGCCCCACTGGTGACGGCTCCCTGCGCTGGCCGTGCGCTGTACATCGGCCCGGTGACAAGGACGGCGGGCGGTGTCCGCAGGAGGCAAATAATGAGCGTTGAATTTCGTATTGAGCCGGTGTACGTTGACCTGCCCACGGTAGCCATGATCACCACCCTGGCCGGATCCACTATTCAGGCTATGGTCACACGCAATGAATTTCCGGCACCGAGGGAACTTTCAGGCCGGCGCGTGGGCTGGCTATATACCGAAATTGTGGAATGGGCGACGAGTCGCCCCCGTTCTACGATGCTTCCGCCCCCGAACACCGGAGCGAAGAAGCCGAGGCGCGCGCCCTCGCCGGAGGTAGGCACTTAG